GAACACGCGCGAGACGCTCGCGGCCATCGTGCGCTCCGCGTCGTTGATCTCGCGGCCCTCGCTCTCGGCGCTCTTGCGGTGTATCCCATCGGATACAGCCGACTCCCACATCGCCTTCTGGGAGATACGATTCGGCTCGCCGCAGCCGCAGCCGCACGACTTCGCGGCGGGCGCGGGCGGGCGCGAGGCAAGAACCTCGGCTGCGCTCTTGCCCTCGCGGCACATCGAGTACGCGATGGCGACCGCCTGATCCCTCGCGTAGCCCTCGGCGACGAGCTGCTCGACCCCGCGCGCCACGCAAGCGTCGAGCGTCTCGCCTTCCTGCCGCTCGGGCTTCGTCTCGATCGCCTTCGCGGCCACGCTCGGCTCCTCGGCCTCTGGCTCCGCGTCGAACGGCCCGACGCGGCCGTCAGGCTGCGCGGCTGGCGCGGGCGCGGGCGCTGACGCGCCGAACAGCCCGCCGAACGGCGACGGCGCTGCGGGTGCGCCGCCGAGCGGCTGACCGTTGATGAGAGGCCGATCGGCCATCGGATCGGGCAGCGGCTCAAGTCCCTCCTGCTGCCGCGCCTCGTTGATCGTGAGAATGCCGCCCGACACATAGGTCGTGCGCTTCGCCGTCTCCTGCGCCTCGTCGGCGCGGACGGGGTTGTCGTAGGCAAGGAACGCGTCGTCCTCGATGCCGAACAGCGGGAGGATCTGCTGATTCAGAACCTCCTCGTCCATGCGGAGGAGCGGAAGGATGGTCGTTTCCTTCCACGACGCGAAGCCGACCGTCGCGCTCGCAAGGTTCGGGTCGTTCGCGCGGAGCATCGACACGGGCACGCCGAACACGGCGGCGATCTCCTCGACGATCTCCTCGCGGCCCTGCAAGTCCTTCGGCGGGAACTGGAGCGGCTTCAGGTCGACCTCGCCAGTGACCGCGAGGAACCTTCCCGTCTTGTTCGTGCCGCGCAACTTCGTCTCGACCTGCGCCGTGAACCGCTCCAGTTCCTCATCGGACGCGTTGCCCTTGCTGACGAGCAGATAGTCGGGCCGCGACTTGTTCGCGAAGAAGTGATAGTCCATCTCATGGAGCGCGACATTCGATGTCACCGCGCCCCACGCCGCCTCGACCTTGCCAAGCCCGTAGTAGATGTCGCGGGGATTCGGGTACTTGAAGTGAATGACTTCGTCAGGCGTGAAGTCCTGGCGCTGCGCATCGTTGCGCCCGTACTCGTAGCCCTCGACGAGTTCCTCGCCGCGCAGCGGGTCCCCTGGCACGATCCGCATCCACTGCGACGGCATCGTCCACAACTCGGCGGGTATGTTCAGCGCGGGATCAAGCACGGGGTGGAGGTACGCGTTCCCCGTTAACTCCATGTACAGCACGCGCAGGACGGTCGCGTCGAAGCCGTTCTGGTAGGGGTTGACCTTCGCGAGAAGTGTGAGGAGCGGATGCGTGTCCGTGACGACCTCGTAGTCGTCGCCGTATTCCGCCGCCTTCGTCATCGCGTAGCGCGATGGGAGCTGCGCGAGGTCGCCCGACAGGTACGCCTTCGTGCGGCGGCCCGTCCTGCGCGTGTTCCATGCCTTCGTGCCAGCCGAGCGGTTCCTCACATAGAGGCGCAGCGGCTGCGAGGCGACCGCAATCGCGTTGAGTCGCGCGGCGGCGTAAACCCAACTGCGGTTTTCCACGACCGCGCGGTGGTAGTCGAACGGAGGCGGCACATACTCACGACCGATCAGAGTCGCCGTGCTCGCGACCTCGTACCGATTCGGGTCGTCGTTCGTGTACGCGGCCTTGCCGAGGATGGACTTGATGCGGTCGATGATGCTCATATGACTCTCATCGTCATCGGCGGTCGCGAGCGGCGGGAATGCACCGCAAGCGCGAGCGCACATACGCCGTCGTCGTGCCCCGCCGTCGCCTCGTACGAGACGCTTCTCCCCGAGTATCGGTAGCCGAAGGACTCCAGTTCCGACCTCAGCCACCCCTCGGGGAAGCGGATGTCGGCGGTCTGGATGGAGACTTGCAGCCCCTCCATGAGTTGCTGCTTGCTCTGCGATGTGAACTTGAAGCCGACCGCCCGCCGGCACACCTTCGTCAAGTCCTCGACGATCGGGTCGCCGACTCCCGTCGAGTCGATCATCGCGGGCGCGCCGCCGATCATGTGCGCGAGGCGCTCGCGCGTCACGGCCCACGGCGCTTGCCACCGCTCAAGGCGGCACACCGCGCCGTCCTTGTCGAGCGCGACGGCGACCGTGTAGTCCTGGCTCTTCGCGAGGTCGACTCCCCAGTGCGCGGGCGCGGCGACCGACATCGGCCCGATGCACGAGCGGATCGCGTCGAGGCCGAAAGGATTGCCGCCGTCCTCGGCTGGGATGCCCTCGTACTCCTGCGCGAAGACCTCGGGCGGGAGCGTGCGCCGAGCGGCCTCGACCTCGTCTGGGTCGATGTGCGGATTCTGTCGCGTCCCGATTCGGAATGCCCGCATCGTGCCAGTGGTGTCGCCTTCCGCCTCGGTGAACAGGCGGTGAAAGTCGCCCGTCCCCTTCGGCGTGCCAAGGAAAAGCGCGGAACCCTTGCGGTCAGACAGGGTCGGTCGCGCCGCGTTCCGCCACCACTTGAGTAGGTGCGGCACGAACCCCGCCTCGTCCACCACGATCAGGTCGTAGTCGCGGCCTCGGCCCGCGTCGATGTCCTCGAGCGACCAGAAGTCGATCACGCCGCGCGTGACCAAGTCGAGCCGCTTCTCGACGCGATCCATGCGGGCCGTCACGGGAGCGAGCGCCCGCTCGATGTCGCGCATCGGGTCGGCAAGGTACTTGTAGGTGGGCGCGAACCACCCGACCTTGCGGCGGTTGATCGCGGCCCGCTGCGCCTTGACGCGCCCGTAGGTCGTCTTCCCCCACCGTCGACCGATCTCAAGGACGCTGAACCGCGCGAGCGCCTTGTCGACGGTCAGCTGCGACGGGTGCAGGATCGAGGACAGCGGTTGGAGCCGAACGATCATGCGTCATGCTGCACCTTCGGCGCGATCTCCTCGATCGTCACGACCTCCTCGCGAATCGTTTGCTCGGCCTTGTCGCGCTGCCCGAGGTACTGCTTGCCGAGCCAGATCAGGAGCGGGACGCTGCCCTTCATGGCGAGGTCGACTTGCTTTGTGCGCAACTGGTCGGCAAGTCGGTTCCTCCCGAGTGCCACCTCCGCTGAAAAATTGGCGGTGATCGTGTTGCGGTGAACGCCAAGAATCCCCGCGATTTCCTCGACCGTGCAGCCGCGCGCCGCCATCTCTTCGATGGATTTTCTAGGCAGTTCGACCTTTGGCCTTCCACGCTTGCGCTTCGGCTCAGGCTTCGGCTTCTTGCTCATTCAGGAGGCTCCTGATCTGCGCCGCGACATCTGCGGCAAGGTGCGCGGGAGTCAATCCGCCGTCGACCCACCAATCCTCGAACGGCGCACGGGCCGCGCCCTTGCCGATGCACACATTGGGCGCGACCAGTTCGTACCCCGCGTCCCGCAGGATGCCGCGCATGGCCGAGCGGATCGCGGGGTTCCCCCGGTAGAGGTCGTGCTCGACCGTGATGCAGTCGAAGCGGATCAGGTCAAGCGGAAGCCTGACGAGCGCGGCAAGCGTCAGCATCGGCGGCTCTAGGTCGAGCGAGAGGTACCCGATGCGCCCGTCCCGCGCAAAGTCGAACAGGATCGCCCGCCAGTCATGCGCGAAGAAATCGCCGTAGACCGCGTGCGCCTTGCGCTCGGCGCGCAGCCGCGCCTCATGCTCGATGTCGCACAGGATGCCCGTCCACCCGAGGTCTTCAAGCGCCTTGGTGTTGCTGATCCGAACGGGTTCGCCCGCGCCGATGTCGAGGTATGTCGTGCGTCTGGCGACGGTCGCCGCGAACGCGTCCTGCCCTGCCTGGCTGTTCGACTGCATCTGCATTTCGCATCTCCTCGTTGTGCTCAGTTCCAGACCCCGCCCGCCTTCCAGAACGGCTGCGCGGGTTGCCATGTTCCGCTCACCTTGATGAAGACCGTCGCGAGCTCCCACACGCCCGCGACCTTGATGAACGCCTGCGTACCGCTCGGCGGCGCGCCGCCCGACGATGAAAGCAGCGTGAGGAACATTACGCGATCCCCTCGAGCGCGGCGATCGTGCTCTCGGTCGTGGCGATCTCGCCGTCGAGGACGGAGATCGCGGCGGTGTCTCCGAGCGCGACAGCCGTGCCGCGCTTGCCGTTCAGGTACGCGAGCCGCGCCCGCGCCAGTGCGATGAGTTCAGCGATGGTCATGGGTTGCCTCAGACGAGCGGGATGAGTTCCTGCGTGCGCGCCGCCGCGTGCGACATGAGAAGCACGCAGTCGTAGGTGTCGTTGCCGTCGATCGCTGCGAATGCCGCGATTCGGTTGCCAACTGCCGCCGTGCCTGCCTGAATCTCGTCGGTCGGGGTGTACGGCGAGAGCACGCGGTTCTGGACATCGAACCTGAAAATTTGGTTCGCCGCGGACGCGGTGTACGGGTTGAGATAGAACATCCGCCCCTCGTTGTCGAACGGCGAGTAGCAGCCGCTCATCGACGCGGTCGTGGTGATGCCGCCGTCGATGACGATCGCGTTCGTCCACGCCCCAGTCGTGCCGCCTGCGATGTCGAAGAGGTCGAGGTTCGCGCTCGTGCCACGCCAACAGAAGAGGTGCGAGTGCCGCGCGTTCTTGTCGGTGTCGGGACGGATGCCGAAGGCGGGCATCCACATCATGCCCGACGCGGCCGCGTTACCCGCAGCGGCAAAGTAGGTCGTAGACCAAGCGTTGGCCGCGATGCTGTTCGTGCCGTTGTTGACCGTGTTCGGCCCGTAGTTGTAGGTGTACTGGGTCGTCGCCGCGGTTCTCAGGATGATGAGGTTCGGATACTCGATGACGAACTTCGCGCTGCTCGACGGCGTGGTCGTCCAGTTGGTTCCGAGCGTGTACACCGCGCTCGGCCCCGCCGTGTGCGAGGCGATGATTCGGCGTTGCCCGACCGACGCGGGCGTGGTCGCGTCGTGCACGATCCTGATCTGGAAGTTGCGGTACTCATTGGCGACAACTGCTGCATCGCCAGCCGTCGCCTGTCCCGTGATCGTTCCCGCCGCCGCGGCGGTCGCCGCAAGCGCCTTGCGCGAGACAAGGTTGTTGTCGTACTCGAACGCGCCCTTGATGAAGCCCTCGCCAGGGTTGCAGTCGTACGGCGTGTACTGCTCGTCGAGCGCGACGAGCGTGGAGTCCGTGCCGATGGTCGGGAGGTTGGTGTTCGACAGGTTGGCGAACGCATTCGTCGCAACCTCGAACGAACGCCACGACGCTGCGGCGGGCGCGCCGCTCGACAGCATGATGAGGCGACCGCTCAGGAGTTCCCACTCGTCGCCCGCGCTCGGCGTGAAGGTCAGCGCGTTGTCGAGGCGCACACTCACATTGGTCGAGCCGCCCGTGTTACCGACGATGAACCGCTCCTCGACCTTGCCCGCAGTCTTTCCGATGATGCGGACCTTGAACCCGTACTCGCCCGAGCCGCCGCGATTGGCGAGCATGTTCGCGCCGACCGCAGCGGGCAGCGTGTTCAAGATGACGAGTGACGAGGTCGTGCCAGGGGTCACGACCGTTCCCTGCGCTCCGAAGGTCGGCGCGAACACGGAGGCCGCGCCCGCAGCCATCGCGGCCATGCCAGGGCTTCCGACGAAGTGCCACGACTTGGTGACGATGTTGTATCGGTTGAGGACGGTCGCGCTCGCCAACTGGTAGACGAACGGATTCCGCGAGACATCGGAGCGAAGATCGCTCACGATATGCACCGCCGCCGCGTGCGCGTTCGGAGCGGGCGCGGACGAAATCCAGACCTGTCGATCGATGACCTTCTTGAAGGTGTTCGCCATTGTGTGCCTCTCAGGTGATGCGTGCGCGGTGCGCCGCAGCCCACGCGCTCATGTTCGCGCTGTTGATGAGTCGCTCCGCAGCAAGTCCGCCGAGCTGCGAGACATTCGTGACCGTCGAGCAAGTGGTCACCGTCGTGACAGTGGTCACCGTGGTGACCGTTCCGCTCTCGATAAGCGTGGTCGCCCTGTACCGCTGCAAGTCCTTCGCGTAGCCGAGCGGCGCGTACAGGATCGACAGGATGCGCGTGAGGAGAAGGCCGAGTCCGCTCTGCGCGGGGACATCGACGGGCAGCGGGTTCGATTCGCTGACATCGACAGCCGTTCCGTCCGCACCGACGCCGATCTTGACGCGCTGATGCAGCACGCCGCTGATCTCGTCCGCAGCGACCGTCGCGCCTGTGCCTGGGGTGTAGCCGATGTTGTCTGCCATGTGATCCTCAGTACTGGAAGTAGAGGTCGCCGTCCGTGCCAGTGCCCGCGCTCGGCGCGGTCGTGCCGCTGAACACCTTCGGGATGCGGTTGCCGTTGTTGTTGATGTCGCCCGCGCTGACGAGGTTCAGGTTGCCCGCGCCCGTCTCGATCGTGCCGTCCGTCGTGTTGTGGTTCATCCGCAGGAAGTGCGCGCCGTTGGCCGCGCCACCCGCATAGATGTAGAGCGTCGGGTCGGCGTGCGCAATCAGCGGGATGCGGTTCGCCGCGTCGGCCTGATTGCCCTGCGCGATCACGAATGAACCCGTGCTGCCCGCGTTGTTGACGAGCAGCCCGCACGCGACGCCCGCGCGGCTGCTGCCGCTGACATGGCGGATGAAGTAGTTCTGCGACGAGCCGAACGCAAACCGCGTGTCGTTGTTGAGAACGACGGGCACGAGGAAGTTCAGGCTCGACGATGTGTTGAGATCGAGCGTGCGGGTGTTCCGCGTGCCGATGCGGACGCCGAAGCCCCACGATTGACCGTCGACGGTCAGCGCGTAGTAGTCCTGCGAAGGCTGCGACGGGTGCGTCCCGTTCGGGCCGATGTCCACGCGACCGTCCGAAGAGTTGCTAATGAACTCGCCGCTGCCGAGCGTGATACCCGCGAAGGTGGGCGTGTCCGTCGACCCGAGGCCGATCGTATTCCGCACCGTCGCCGCGTCCGCGTCGTCGAGGATGCCCCGAGCGAACGGCGTGCAGACGATCTCCTCGACATCGCCAGCGCCCACGCTCAAGCGCCCGAGCAGGCGGTCGGTCGCGGTGACATTCTGGAGCTTTGCGTAAGTCACCGCGTCGTTCGCGATGGTCAGCGCCGTTCCGCCCGCCGTCTTCGTGACATCGCCCGTAAAGGCGGTCGTACGCAGCGCGCCCGCGCCAGTGAACTCGATGCCGCCGCCGACCGTGATCGACTCCGCGTCGCCAGTGCCCGCCGTGTCGCGGCCGACAAGCGAGTCGGTGGCGAGATTCTGGAACTTCGCGAAGGTCACGGCATCGTTGGCGATGGTCGCCGCAAACGAACCCGTGCCGCTGCCAGTGACATCGCCTGTCAGGGTGATCGTCTGCGCGTTCAGCCGCGAGTCGTTGCCTTCGCACACCGTTCCCGCCGCCGTGCCGAAGTTGGCCGCGATCGTGCCGTTCGTCGTGATCGTGCCGCCCGTAAGGCCCGTGCCCGCCGTGATGCTCGACACCGTTCCGCTCGGCTTGTCCTCGAAAACGAACTCGCCGCCGTTGCTCGTCTTGTAGACGAGAATGCGGTCGTCATCAATCAGCGCATCGTCGATCCGATTCCCAAGGATGCCTTCAACGGTCGGATTCGGGTACGACCCCGACAGGTCGCCGCCCGCAGGGCCAGTCGGGGTCGCCCCGTTCCGCTGAATCGTCAGCGTCCTGACGGTCGGGCTGATCGTCAGCGTGCGAACGATCGGCGTGATCGTGAGCGTGCTCACTTCGTCACCTCGGGCACGATCACGAACCCGCCGCGCACGGGCGAGATCGTCGCCGACGCGTCGAGCGGGTCGAACATCTCGAGATCCCACACCCCGCGCACGGGCGCGGAAAGAGCGGTGGTCGCGGTCGCGCTGATGCTGATCACGACGGTGGTCACCGTAGCCGCAGTCGAGATCGTGATCCCGCTTGACGGAGAGGTCAACGAGAGGATCGTCGCCGTGTGAGTGTACGACTCGCGGAACTGGGCGCGCGCGGAGAACCCCGCGTAGTTCCGCTCGTCGATGATCGTCAGCGTCTCGCGCGACCCCTGCTTGAGCGTGAGGTCGTACTGGACGAAGGACGCGTCAGATGTGCCGTCGCAGCAACTCATGTCAGCCTCCCAGAGCGTACGCGATGACGATGAGCGCGAAGAGCGCCGTGAGCGCGGTTCGGACGAGGAGAAGCGCAAGCCACAATGTGTCCGCGCACGGGTCGAACTCTGCAAGCGGCGCGGGGGCGACCGCCGCGCGCTCCTGCCGATCGGCCATCAGGCTAAGCCGCGTCATTCGTCTTCTCCTCGAGCTGCCGCCGCAGCCGCCGAATCTCTGCCGCGCCCTCCGCGAGCGCCGCCTGTGTGTCCTTCCACACGGAGTAGACGGGGAACTGCGAGAGAAGTTCCATGCGCGCGGCGGTGTCCGTCTCCCGCATCATGCGCTGCGTGTACGCGGTACTCGCGTCCATCCACCCGAACGGCTCCTGTGGCGCGCTCATGCCTTCGGCTCCTCGGGCTTGTCGCCCTTGATCGCGGCCATGATGAGGCGCTTGCCTTCCTCGAGGCCCGCGTTGTACGAGTCTTCCTTCTCCTTGCCGACCCGCTTGTCTTCGCCAGGGCGCTTGAGGACGAGGCCCGTCAGGAGCGACAGCCCGCCGACGAGGAACGCGCCGCCGGGGATCTGACCCGCGCCCTCGTTCGCGGCGGCAAGGCCGAGATCGAGGAGAGCCTCGATCCGCGCGTAGCGGTCTTCCGCGTCGTTGATCGCCCGTTGGAACTGGCGCGTCCGCGTGTCCACCCACTGCGCCCAATCCTCCCACGCGGCCTCGGCTTCGGCGAGCGTCATCGGCTCGTCCACATCGACCGCGACGAGGACATCGCTCGGAGCCTTGACCTTGATCTGCGATCGGAGGTCGCACCCCTGCATCGCCGCGAGGATTGCGAACACGGCAAGCGTGAGCGCGGCGAGGTACGCGGCGCTCTTGTTCTCCTTCAGCCAATCGATCATTTTTCGCTCCGTTCGATGCGGCGCTCGATCGCGTCGAGCCGCCTCTGGATGTCGTCGAGTCCGCGCACGGTCGCGGCGTTCGTCGCCGCCGACGCGGTCTGGGTGCGCGCGAGGTCGGCGACCGTCGCCGCCAGCTTGTCCATGTCGCGCCGCGCGGCCTCTAGCTGCTCGCCCTTCGCGCCGAGCGCGTAGACCGTGCCGCCGAACCCGATCACCATCGTCGCGACCTGAAACCAGTTCGCGACGACTGAAATCTGCTGCCGCTTCTCGCTTGTCATGCGTTCCTTGATCGGCGCACCGCGCGGGCGCGTTCAGTCCTCGGCCTCGTCCTCTGCCTCTGCCTCGTCCTCGTCCTCCTCTTCCTCGACCTTGTCGGCGATCCACCGCATGAGGCCCGCGACGGTCAGCGCGTTCCCGATCGAGGTCATGCTGACGGAGGTCTTTCGCCGCCGCTGCTTCGTCCAGACGACGAGGATCGCGTCCGCGCCGACCGTCTCGACGACCTCGCGGGCGAGCTGCGCCACGATCCCCGCCTCGATCTTCTCCGCGTCGGGCGCGGACTTCCGCGCGGGCTTCGTCGGCTCGTCGGGCTTGGCGGCTTCGTCGCTCATTTCGCGGCCTCCAGTGAGTAGCGAACGATGTACCTCTGGCTCTTCTCGCGGCCCCTGTCGCTCTCGATCCACACCTTGAGCCACCAAGCGCCAAGCGACTGCGGCATGAATCCCTTCTCGACGGCCCACCCGCTGCCGTGGGAGGTGTCCTCCTTGTAGCCAGGGGAGCGAATGTGTATCTGCTCGTCGCGGACGACCGCGTCTTGGATGAGCCGAAGCCGAGCGATCGACAGGTAGAACTCGGTGTGAGTGTGGCCGCTCCACACGATGTCCGCGTCGGGGTACGAGATCGCCATTCGGTTCGTCTGGATCACGCCGCGCGTCACGGGCGCGGAGCCGCCGAAGCCGTGGTGGTAGGCCATCGCGACCGACCCGCAGCGGATCACGCGATTCGATCGCGTCACATGGATGCGGACGAATCCTTGGTACTTCCCGAGGTTGAGCAGCGGCGCGTGCGGCTTCAGCCGCGAGTAGAGCTGCTGCGTCAGGTCGAAGTCGTTGTGCTTCGCGACCGCCGTCTCATGGTTGCCAGGGGACATGAGGAGCCACCTGTCCGCGTACGGCAGATACCGATCGAAGCCAACATCGACGAGTCGGTTCATGTATGGCCCGTGCTGATACTCGGGCCGAAGGTGCTCGCGGTCGGCGCGCTTGTCGTATCGACCGTTCATGCAGTCGAAGAGGTCTCCGATGTCGCAGATGAGCGCATCCCGCGCGACGGCCTCCTTGAGGTGGCGCTCCTCCATCGCCTGATCCGCCGCCGTGCTGTCGTGGTGCGCGTCCGAGCGGAGGAGGAACCACTGGTGTCCCGCGCACTCAAGGTCGATCTCGACGACCGTCACGCCCGCAGAGGTTCGCGCACCAAGTCTCGCGTTCATGCCGTAGGCATCGGCTTGATTGACGCTTCGGTTCGGCGTGCAAAAAAAGCAAACCGCCCCGAGCAAGCGGGGCGGTCTGCCGCAAAAGGGAATACCTACAGCAGCCTATCGACGGCAAGCAGGGCGCGCAATCCTCCGAACGACAGCGCGCCGAGCAAGCAACCCGCCACAGCGTCGGGCTTGAGAACGATGGCAAGGACAGCCGCCACGAGGAAGACGAGGCAGAACCCGCCGCACAGGGCTTTCAGGAGCGGCTTCACAGCAGCGGCTCCTTTCCCGCCATGATCGCGTCACGCTCCTGCAGGAGCTTGTCCGCGACCTCGACGCAGTTCTTGAGCGCGGCGTTCTCCTCTGCGATCATCCGCGCGTCATCGGCGACGAGCGCGAAGAGACGGCAGACCTTGCGAAGGTCGCCGACCGACAGCCGCGTCGTCTCGCCGTCTGGCAGCGCGGCGATGCCCGCCTCCTGTTCGTCGAGCTGCTCGCGGGCTTCCGTGATCTGCTCGGGTGTCATGCTGCCACCTCCGTCCAAACACACACCATCTGGTCGCGCCCGCTCGACCCAACGCGGGTCGCGCCGTTCGTCTTGATCCACCCGAGCCGCCTCAGGTCGCTGCACCGCTTCCACGCGGTCGGGATGCCCGCCTGTGCGGCGGCTTCCTCGTCGGTCAGCCCCGCCGCGCCCGCAGCCTCGTACACCCGCGCAAGGCGGTAAAGAAGGCTGCGCGGGTCGAGCTCGTCGGCTGCGCGCTTGCTCGTCGGAGGGTCGGTCGATCGCGCGTGGGTCTGCGCAAACAGCCCTCCAAGCGGCTGCGGGGTCGGACATCGCATCAGTGGGTCAGTCGAGAATCTCACGACAGCCTCCCGACTGCGAAGCCGACCGCAAGGAGGAGGATCGCGAGGCCCGCGCCACCGAGTCCCCACATGATGCGGTCGAGCGTGTCGATTGTGTCTCTGTTGCTTTCGTCTCTGCGCTGCATTCCGACTCCTTTGCGGGGCGGTCGATCCTGACCGCCGTGATGAATGAAAAGGCGAGCGTCGGCTTCGCGCCGACCCGCTTCACGATGACCTTGCCGATTTCCTTGCCATTGATCGAGAAGGCGACGGATTCGCCTTTTCGGAACGACCTGGCGAATCCGCCTCTTGTGTCTGCCATGACACCTCCAGTTCTAGCCGTGGGTTTGCCTTGTCGACCCCGAACACGACGGGGCCGAGCGTGAATCCTGAGTCGTTGGCGATCAGCCCCGCGTCGGCGAGGCCGTCGAAGTACGCCTTGCACGACGAAATGAGGTTGTCGCGGTCGCGTCGGCGAACGATCTTGTGGAGAGCGCGGATGTCGATCCGCGCGGTCGTGAGCATAAGGCACGCGCCCCCGGCCACGGTGGTCGTCCATCGCGCGACCTCGCGCGCGGCCTTGACGGCGCGGCTCTTCGTGGCCCAGTGCGCGCGCGCGTTCGGGGACAGGATGCGGTCGGGCAGCGGGAGCGTGATGACGAGGCGCTGGGTCATGCGCCCCTCGCCTTCTTGCGCGCCAGTTTCCTCGCACGCTTGCGCGCCTTGTCGAGATCGACGATTCGGTCTTCGTGCGCCGCGTGCCATCCCGCGCGGTACTCGATGCATCGCACGCACTGGCACGCCGTCATGTACACGCTCGCGTGGACGCTCATGCCGTTTCCCTCGACGCGATCCTCGTACCCCGCGAGGTACGGCTCTTCCGCAGTCTCGCATCGTGGCCGAGACGGCGGAAGCGGGGTGCGCGATGGCTTGCAGGAGAACAGGTAGCTCAAGAACACGCGTCATCCTTCGCGATGGTCGCCAGCGCGCGCAGCATCCACATCGTCTCGGCCTCGTTGCAGAGGACGGCCTTCGTGAGCGTCTCCGACCGCGTGTCATCGAGGAACTCGAGCGTTGCCGCCATGTCCTCGGGGTCGACGCGGATCGAGCTGACCCGGTCGAGGGGAATGGCGGTCGGCCACTCGTCGCTGTCGAGTCCGCAGAGGAACATCACTCACCTCCGTTCTGCACGGGAACATCGGTCGTGTTCGCGTGCGTGAAGCAGTCCCAGCCGCGATGCTCGGCGATCTGCATTGTTAGTGTAGTACAGAATCCGCCGAGCACATCGCAATACTCCCGCCGCGCCCCGTCGCGCTCGGCCTCAACTGTTCGGAGATTCCGAATGGTTGCATCGAGCACCTCATCTTTTCGCTTGATGCACGCCTTGAGCGCGGCGATCTCGGCGCGAAGGCGGGTGATCTCGCCTTGCTGATACACCAGCCGCGCGGTGAGCGCGGCGATCTCGGCGCGGAGGCGAGCCAACTCGGCTGTGCATCTCACAGATGAGTCGTTCCATGCGATCATCGTGATTCGTCTGCCGTGCTGCTCGTAATCATGCTCCGAGAGCGGCCTGATGCCGCTTCCAATCTCGTCCCACCATGTCTGGAAATCGCTGCTCACGGCTGCACCTCGTTCGCCTTGAGCGCGGCATTCTCGTCCTTGAGCGCGGCGACCTCGGCGCGGAGCCTTTCGACTTCCGCGTGGAATGTCATGCTCTTGCTCTTCTCCTCGCACCACAGCGTGCGAAGCCGCGCGATCTCGTCTTGCTCGTTCATGTGTTCCCTTCGCTTTCGTGTTGTGGTTGCTCCGTTCCTCCGCGCGACGGGAGGGGCTTGCGCCCCCCCTCGCCGCACGGCGCGGCTGCGGTGGAGTCGACCGCCGCGCCGTCATGGCGCTGCCGCTGTCTCGCATCGTACCAGTCCACCATGTCGGCGCACCACCGCGCCGCCTCCCACTGCGCCACATCGAGAGGCTCCATGCGCGGGATGAGTCCGCGCAGTCCCTCGCGGACGCGGGAGTCGAAGTACGGCTTGCGGGGTGCGGTCATCGGATGCTGATCCTTGTTCCGCGCTCCATGAGCGAGGCGAAGTCGAGCGTCTCGCCCGCCTCCAGACGCTTGCGGATCGCGTCCGTATTCGCCTTGGCCACGACTTCCGTCACCACGGCCCAAGCGGGCAAATCCTCCACGCCCGCGCGGAGGTCGAGCTTCTGCGCGCCGCCGACCTTCGCGAGGCTGACGGTGTAGCGCGTGGTCTGAACCTTGCCCAGGTTCTTCGCTTCCCAGTGCCACCGCAGCCGCTCACGCAGCGCGGCGGCGGCGTTCTCGTCGACGCGCGCGCGCTCGGCGAGGCGCTTGGCCTCGGCCTTGCGCACTTCGGCGCGCGCCTCCATCTCCGAGATGAGGCGGCAGTAAGCATCCACCTTGTCCGCGAGGTTGGCCTCGTTCTCGGCGAACCAAGCGTCGATCGTCGCCTCGGTGTCGGGCGTGATCTCGCCGCCCGCCGCCGCGAGGAGCGCGTCGAGGGACTCCATGTCTGCGGTGATGTCGAGAAGGGTCTGGCTCACTTCGCACCTCCGTTCCTCGCGGCGCGCTTGGCCGCGATCTGGTCGTTCATCTGGACGAGCACCTCGCGCCTGTGGTCGGCGCGAATGATGGCATCGGGGCCGTCGTCGAGGTCGCAGTAGTGCCACTGACCCGCGAGGGTCGGATGATCCTCGGGGATGCGGTACAGCCCTCGGTAGTCGCCGTCCGCAAACCCCTCCGCGAGTTCGTCGCCGCACTCGAGCACCTCGTCTACGATGAGCGCGACCGCGCCGTCCCGCTGCGCGAGATGAACGAGCGGGTAGTGCCGCTCCCAGTCCGCGTCGAGGATGCGGTCGACGGGCCACCCCATCGCGATCGACCAAACTGACTCAAGGTGGAGGCGGAACGGCCCGTTCGCGGCGGCCTGTTCGATCGCCTCGATCTGCTCGGTGAGCGAGTCAACGAGGTCGACCTGTTCGGACAGCGCGTGCTCGGAGGCGCTGCGCTGCGCGGGTCTGGTCGCGCGGTTGTACGAGCTGCGGCGCTTGGCGAGTTCCTCGCGGGCCGCCTCGCGGCGGTCGCTGAGTCCGCGCCAGATGTCGTACGCGGTGGCCTCGGTGACGGTAATCTCGATAGTGCGATCGCTCACGCGACACCTCCGATCTCGGCGCGGGCCTCTGCGGCGAGCGCGTCCGTCGTCTCGCGGGTCACGGCGCGGATTCGCGCGAGCGTCCACGCCGCGCCACAGGCGCGGCTGATCGACTCGCGCTCGGCGACGAGACGCGCGAGCACCACGCGCGCGCTCACGACATCACGGGTGCGGGGGCCAAAGCGGTACGCGTTGGCGAGTGCGGACTGGGCTGCTTCGATTGTCCTCATGGCTGACTCCTTTGGTTCGGTGCATCGACTTGATGCACGACATGACTGTACACCCACTATCGGCTCAATGCAACCGATTGCCTAGATATTTCTCGCATTTCCCGCAAATCGTAGTTATCGGCACGGGCTACGCGGGAAACCGCCTACGATGGCGTCTGAGGCGGGGGGCGCTCGACCCCTCCCGACACCCTGCCGCGCGGCTCGGACGGCTCAGTCGGGCTTCCCCGCCGCCATCAGGCCGCGCGCGGCCAGACCCGCCGCGCCCCACCGCTGCCAGAAGTCGCCGACCGATACGGGATTCAGCGGGCGCGACAGGTCGTCGACCCACTGGCCGTTCTCGTCGCGGGTCTGCTCGTAGTAGCCGTTCGCGGTCGGCGCGGCGCGCGTCCCGCCGCGCAGGAGGTCGGACACGGCCACGATCCACGGGTACGGCCAATGCTCGGGATGCGACGGCGGGCGGGGCGCTCCCCACGACACCAACTGATCGACGATCTCGCCGACCTTGAGCGGGTTGGCCGTCATCACCAGGCGGCGGTCGGCCTCGCGCTCCTCGGCGATCGCGTGCGCGCGCCCGGCGCGCCTAGCCTCGGCGAGCGCGGCCTCGCGGGCCTTCGCCTCGCGGTCGACGAGAACGACGCGGCGCGGCTCGGGCTGCGCCTCGTAGAACTTCATGAATCGGCCCGTGATGAACCGCGACTCGCGGCCACCGTGGTTCAGCGCGTACTCGTTCAGCGCGGCCATCGCGCGCGAGAAGTCGAGTCCCTGGCAATGCGCCATCCACAGCCGCGCAATCTCGGGGTCGTCGTCGCCCCTGCCAAACAGCGCGGCGGCGCGGCCACGGAGCTGCGCCAGTTCGTCCTTCGTCATCGTGTGTTCCCTTTCGTTTGTGCGTGAAAACGCGCCAACAACTGCGATACGCGTCCGTATCGCTTCCTTTCGGAAAGCGATGCGAACGCTATATATATATCTCGGAGTCGCTGTGCGTTGACATCGACTGGACACGCGCAGCGCGTGGAAACCACTTGTTGTGGTGGGGGGGTTTTAGG